TATCTGCGTATGAACGGGCTGGTGACAGGGCCGGCGCAATTCCTGCTGCAAGCTCCCGGCGCCGGCAACATCCTGCAAACCAACGCGGTGGCAAAGATATGTCTCGCCGGTACCTGCTAACGACGGTCGCGGCGACGGCCCTGCTGATCGGCGAGGCGCGCGCCGACAGCACGGTTGCGGCGATGACGGCTGCTGCGGCTCTGAGCGGGGCGGAGCTGTTCTACTGCGTGCAGACAGCGGCCGATCGTAACTGTACGGCGACGCAATTGAAAACATTCATCACCAGCTCGGGCGTGGTGACCAGCGTCGGCTTCTCGGTGCCCGCGACCAGCATCTTCACGGCGACCGGCAGCCCGGTGACAGGCGCTGGCACGCTGGGGTTCACGACTACCGGCACCAGCGGCGGCATTCCCTATTTCAGCTCGGCGGCGGCGCTGTCCTCGTCTGCTGCGTTGACAGCCAACGCGCCGATCCTTGGTGGTTCACCGCCGACCTCGGGCACAGTCAGCGGCAACACCACTAAATTTGCAACCGTTAACACGACTACGTTTGCGACCGGGCAGTGCGTGCAGGTTGACGCGTCGCTGAACCTCACGACCACTGGTTCTGCGTGTGGCGGTGGCGGTGGCACGCCGGGTGGTTCCACATTGCAAGTTCAATACAACAATGCCGGCGCATTCGGCGGCGCGAATGTATACGTCGAGAGTGCCAACGTGCTGGCGCTGCGCAACCTTTCGACGGCGCAATCTTTCTATGTCTACAACACCACCGATGCCGGCGTTGGGAACTACGAACGCGGCGTCTTTGATTGGACGACGACGCTGAACACGCTGACGATCGGGACGCAGGCTTTAGGAACGGGCACAGGCCGAAATGTAGCTTTATTGGCAGCCAGTCATAATGTCCAGATAGGCACCGGAACTGACACTGTCACCATAAATGGTACTACTCCCGCTGTCGGGAACACCGCTGTTGTACTGGGTGGCGCGCAAGAGGGTATTAGTCTTGCGGGAGGCAGTATCATAACCTGGGCGGTCGGTGGTTGGGGTGGAGGCACCTCGACTAACAGCTTGTGGGCAGTAACAAGCAAGGTTATTGGCTTTGGCTCGGGTGGGTCTGGCAGTGATGGTTGGCACCAGTGGGCGGGCGAGACGCGTGCCACGGCCAACACGTCGATCACCTCCAGCACGGCGCTGGTTCCTGTCACTGGTCTGGCTGTCAACGTCCAGGCGGGGCGCACCTACGGTTTTCAGGCCGAGCTGTCGGGTACTTGGGCAGCAGCCGGTGGCGTGCGCGCGGCGATCGCCGGCACCGCAACGGCGACCAACATCGTTTATGACGGCTGGATCGTGGATAGCGCCGCCAATGGCATCAAGGGCAACGCGCAGTCTGCGGCATTGGCCGGCGTCGTGGCCAATGCGGCGACGACCGGCACTGCGGGGCATGTGACGATCTCGGGGGCGATCACGGTCAACGCGGCGGGGACGCTGCTGGTGCAGGCGGCGCAGAGCGCGTCGAGCGGTACGTCTACAATCATCCTGCAAGGTTCAACCTTCTTCGTTTGGGATATGCCGTAAGGAGCTGACCAATGGCAACGACGACCTTTGGCCTGTCCGGCGCAATCGTCAATAGCAACAAGACTTATACTGCGACCGATCCAGACTTGACCGCTTTGCTGCAGTGGACCACGTCTGTTTACGCGTCGAAAATCCTGGCAGGTCCGCCAACTACGAAAATCACTGCGTCGATCTCCGGCACCACGATGACTGTTACCGCAGTCGCTTCCGGCAATCTTTCGACCAATCAATTCGTTTTTGGTCCCGGCGTCCTGGCCGGAACTTACATCACATCGGCTCCCGGTAGCGGGCCGGGTGCTTACACGATCACCCCCTCGCAGACAGTCGCCTCTGCGGCGATGACGACCTATGGCCCGGACCTTGTTTCCTACGGGCTCTTTCAGGGTACGATGGATGCATGGATCCAGGCCGAGCAGAAATGGGCGAAGGACAACGCGGTTGCTGCTGTCGTTCCGCCTCCGCCGATGGGGTGGTCATGATGCGCCGCATTCTCAACGGGGACCACCTGCAATTCGAGATCGATCATAAAGACACCCCGCTGAAAGAGCGGCCTGATTGGCCGTATCCCTCTTTCGATGCACGCGATTGGGCAGAGGCGTTCTGCAAACTCAATCCGAGCATGGACGAAGGAGTGATGATTGCTTGGTTTGCGAACGCCCTCATGCGCGGTTATGACCATGCTAAAGCTACTGGCGATACTGATTAGCTCGGCTCTCGCCCAGGACGCGCCGCAGCAACCGCCGCGTGACAAGTTTTTCTGGTGCCAGCAGCAGCGCAATTTCTTCGCTGACAATGCGGCGGTCAACGCCGCCGAGGCGGCCAAGCTGCAAGAGGAGCTCGAGAAGCTCAAGGCTGAACTTGCGGCACTAAAGAAGGCAGCTCCAGAGGCTTCAAAGGCTCAATAACGACCTCGGTCGATTTCAGCGGCTGGTCAAGCTCGGTTCGTGGGCATGTAACTGAGCGCTCCAGCAATATGCCATGTATGGTTTTGCTGTTTTCGAGGACTTGTTGCATCATCGTTTCACGAAATCTTGCCGCTTCCCGCTGGGCGTAGAAAAAGAAAAGTAAAAGCCCAAAAATCAGCACCAGCATCCCCAATTGCGTCGGGTTACCGCTCAGCGCGGTAATCAGGCTTCGCGTCGTGCTCCCGGCTTCCTCAATCGGGCCCGCCATCGTCATCATCCCCGTTGTTCAACAGGTCAATGATAATGTTGTGGTAGTCCTGCAGGAATTTTATGCGTTTTAGCAATACTTTAGCGGCTTTGTCGGGGCCGCCGTGCGCGCTATGATCGCGCGACGTAACGCTGTACGTGTGCCGTATCTCGGCACAGAACGCCTCGTTGATCGCGTCCATGACCAGGTCTGCCACGCGCGAGGCATACAACATCTTGACGCCGCAAACAAATAGGCCGTAATCTCCCGGAATCCGGGTGGCGGTCGTAACCGCTAAAATAGCCTCATCAACGAGCGGCGACGTAATCGCTGAGGAAAGGAACCGCGTCATGGCTGACGAGGATGATGATGCACAAGCGCAGCAGGCAGACGACGAGGACCGGGATGCAGGGTCCGAAAGTGACGGAGCCGGCGGGGAGGACACCGCAGGGCGGGACGCGGATGGCGAAATATCCGCCCAACAGCCTGACGCAGAAGCTGACGAAGGGGCACCATCGTCGCGGCACCCCGCTGAGCATGCGGGAGAGCCGAGAGGGAGCAGTGCCCGCGAGCGGTACCAACGACTAGCGAACGAGAACCGCGACTATCGCGAGCGGCTTGATCGAATCGAGCGTGAACGGGAGCAGGAACGACAGAATTGGGCGCGCCAGCAACAGACGTTAAACGACCAGCAGGAGCGCGAGCGTCTCAACTTGATGACGCCGGAGGAGCGTTCCGAATATCGTATTCAGCAGTTCGAGCGCAACAACAACGCGCGTCTGCAGCAGTCGGAAATGCGTATGCTGATGCAGATGGACAAGGCCAATTACGACACGCAGGCGGCGAGCAACCCGGTTTATCGGCGCATGGCCTCCGAGGTGGAACGCGTTTTTCAAGAGCAGGTCCGCAAGGGGCAGCCGGTCGAGCGGCAGGTCATTCTGGAGAACCTCATCGGCAAGCAAGCTTTGAACGGAGCTGCCAGCAGCGGCACGCAGCGGCGCGCCGCGCGCAAGCGGGTGGAGCAAGAGCGAGTTGCGCCTAGCTCCAGCCGGAGCAGCACGACGGTGCAATCTCGCAAGGTGTCGACAGCCGAGGAACGGCTGAAGGATGTTCTGATCTAGCGGGCCGCAGGCCCGCGCAAACGCGAGGGCCGTCATGGCGACCATTGGTGGACAGACTGCAAACGTCGGCAGCCAGTTTTCTGGCGATATCGTCAACTACATTGCTGAAAAAACGCTGCCGCTCGCGCGCAAGCAGCTCGTTGCTTATCAGTTCGGTGATCCGCTGACCCTGCCGAAAGGCCGCGGGACCACGTATATGGCCACGCGCTATATGCGTATTCCGTTGCCGCTTGCGCCGATCTCGGAAGGCGTGCCGCCGATCGGCGAGACGATGAGCATCCAACAAGTCAGTGTGGTCGCGCAGCAGTGGGGTGACAAAGTGACCATAACCGATGTCGCTGAGATGACAATTTATCACCCCTTATTTCAAAAAGCGACCGAGCTCGTAGGCTTGCAGGTTGCTGAAACACTGGAGCGCAACACGTTCCAGACCCTGCTTTCAGGTTTGCAATACAATTTCGTCAACTCGCGCGCCTCGCGCGCGGCACTGGTCGCCGGCGACGTCCTCTCCCCATTCGAGGTACAGCGCGCTTACTCGTTGCTGTTCAACCAAGGTGCGCCGCGGTTCTCCGGCGACGAGATGACTGACACCAAGCTTGACGCCGATGCCGGTGGGGCAAAAGCATCAAATAATCCGCGGCAGATGCCGCACTACACCGCGATCATTCACCCCTTTGTTGCCGCCGATCTCCGGCAGAACGCCGCGGTGCAGACCGCCTGGTCGTATAGCGATATCAATCGCATCTATAATTATGAGGCAGGCGAGTTCAACGGCATCCGCTTTTGTGAAAGCAACATGGTGCCGAGCTTCACCGGCTTTGCAAACAACGCAAACGGTGTGACGTACACCCCGGCGATCACCGGCGGTTCTTTGACGGCTGCTGGTGGCCCTTATTATCTGCAGGTCACCGGTTATGACGCCAATAACCAATTCGAAAGTCAGGTTTATGCGATCTCAGCGGCACAAACGATCGCATCGGGTGTGGCAGGCTCGATCTCGGTCGTGGTGCCTAACGTCGCGGGCTACCTCTACAATGTTTACATCAGCAATTCAGCCACAATGGCGAACGCTACGCTTGCGGTGACCAGCACGACGGGAACAGGCTCGCCGACAACCGGTGCTTACGCAGGCCTGGCCACGCAGCTCGCGGCTGGTTCCACTGTTGTGG